TGAGCAATATATCTTTCATTCTGTTGCATACTTGCTTGTATGCGAGCCCGTTGTGCGGGATCTTGCGTTTGTGCCAACTGTTGCTGGAACGTAGTTTGGTAATTCTGTGTCTTTACAATTTCATCGTAAGCCCGTTGTAATTGAGGCTGAACGGTAAATTCCATAGCTAGTAATAGACCTTCAGTCTCAGCACGTTTGTTGTTTAAATACTCATCAAACTCTGCTTTATCGACTTTGAGTTGTCTAGCGTCTTCACTAATTGCGGCTCCTTGGCCTAGTATAGCGGCAGCTTTCTTTGCGTCAACTTCTATCTCTTTACCATTGCGTTTAAATTTGAACTTAGCATTTGGGTGCTGTTCAGCAAACTCAATAAAATCAATAATGTCTTCACTAGACGAATCTGCTTGGCTTACCTCTTCAGGGGCGTCAGCTTCTTCACTTGCTTCCGAACTATCGTCGTCTTCCGGTGCTACAACTTCTGGCTCGTCACTTAGAAATTCTTCTTCAGTGCCTTCTGGTGCCACGGGGGTTGCGGATTTTGCCTCTACCTTAACACCCGTTTCAGTTGGCGTAGTAACTGGACTTTGGTTACGCATTGCGGCCATTTTCTCAGCTATTGCATCTAAACCTGTGCTGTTTTGGACAGGGACCACCTCTGGGGTGAGGTTGGGTTTATCCGATACTAATGTATCCATAATACTCCTAATTGTTATGCGTTGGGCTCTTCAGCAGGTTGCTGTTGGGTTACCACGCGATTTTTATAATAAATCGCTCTTTGAAGCGATTCAATAAAACTGTCAATCCCTGATAGCTGATTTGTCAAAGCTACGCGGCGGGTATTGTCTTCCGCTGTATGTGTTTTAATCTCTACTAAAGCATCACATACTTCAAATTTAAAACTATGAACAAACTGTGCAAAGTCTTTGTTCTTTAACAAGTTCTCTGCGGCTGTGCCTATAGTTTTAACACGATCCAGTTGAGCTGGAGTCATTGTTTTAATCGTATTCAAATTCGCTGTCAAGCGATTATTAAACGCCGTTACTGCTTCTTCGTTAATCATATTCAATCCCGTTCAATGTAAATTTATTTATGCGCCGTAAGCACGTGCCTTGTGCTCTTTTATTAGAGCATATCCTTCTAGTTGAGCACTTGCTGTATTGCCTGCAACTTCGGCATTGATCTGATCAGCTCGAACCTTGTCTAAGTTAGCACTTGGACTTTGACCAGACATATTAGCTTGTATTTCCTGAGCACGAGCTTCATCTAAATGAGCTCCGGCGATTTTCTTCTGATCATCTGGGCTTGGCTGTTTAGTTTTGCTAGATTCTTCAGCTTGTTTAACCATAGCCATAACTTCATCACCTGTTGGTAAGTAAGCATCAGCGTCTTTGATACCTAATACATAAAGCATATCTTCATATGGCTTGCGTAGTTTCTTAAATGCTTGTGGAGTTAATGCACCGCTAGCAACTCCGGCTGTAATTTCTTGTGTCATTCCAGTTTGTGCTTGTTTGATAATTTGTAAACGTTGTAGTGCATTTTCTTCACTACGCATACCTAAGGCTAGATCAATTTTAATAGTCTTACGTTCGTTAAAATTCATATCATCAAATGACATGTAGTCAATGAACTCAGCTTTCTTTTCAGGGTGGAATTCTTGTGCTAGTTTCTTAACACCATAGTCATCACCATACTGGACTAGAGTTCTCCATACTAACCATAGTGCATCTTTCAAGCCTTCAGCACAGTTCTTAACTGTATTGTCTTGAATAATCTGATTTGGCCCTAATGCTAGACTTAACTTGGCGCCCGAATTACCCGGACTCATTACTTCTGGATTAAATGTATCACCCGGTTGTGTCATACCAACCATGGCCATGACATCTTGCTGCAAGCGATTCATAGCCTGATCAATAAAACTAATGTTTCCAGTTGGTCCTGGAATTTGGAATATGTCTGTTGCTGGATTAAACTTTGAATCTAAAATAAAGATAGCATTTTCACCATCTTGTAATTGTTCAAAATCTAAACGATCTGGTTTAGCACCTAAGCGTGTTGTTGCTTGTTGTAGACCCAACATTAATTCAGCACGGTGGCCTGATGTTGCATATTCTTGCATAGGCACTACTGACTCAGCAATACTCATACCATAAAAGTTTTGTGCTAGGGGTTTTGGAACCATGTTGGCAACAGGAATAAATTCTACTTCTTTAGCACTGATAACATATTGTCCAGAATAAACTAATTCTACTAGTTCTAATTCACCATCGCCATCAATGTCATAACGATTCCAAACAGTTAAGACAGTAACCTGGCGGGCTTCTGGTTCTTGTGCGGCATAGCCTTGTGCTGGCAAGCCATTGATAGGAACCGAATCTCTAGCGTGTAACGCCAAATTGTTAAGGAGACTGCCAGCTTGATATGCTCCAACATTTGAATATTCTGCATAAACCTTAAACTCCTCTAAGTCGATATCTGGATAAAGCTCTGTGGCTTCCTGGATACTCATTGGCTTATAAAAACCGCAGAATGGTTGTTCTTGTATGTCAATAACAGTAGGATCACAAATCCAATAGTGTTGTGCAATTGGACGGAATTTAATATTGATATTGTAGCCAGTTAATTTATACTTGGCTTCATAGATAGTATTACGATTAATACTATCTGTAATTTGGTCTTGACCATCACGTAGTTCTACATTGTCAGGTTGCATCTCTTCAGTCATTGCGTCGAAGTTGCCTTCACTGCCCAACAATGCTGATTGAATACGTGAGTTTAGATTTTCTTCAGCTTGTTCTTTTGATAAACCATTAACATATTGACTAGTTTCTTTTGCTACCTGATCTAGGTCAACACGTTGTTTACGACGTTGTTGACGTAGTGCTGTTAGCCCAGCATCGGCAGCCTGTTGTTCAAATGCACTTAGTTGATCTAATGTGCCAGAAGTTGTTACATAGCGTGTAAAACTTTCACGCATTGGAGCAATAAGCATTTCACCATTCTTGTGTAAACAAGCATCCATAATCCAATGCTGTAGAATCTGGTGTGGGTCATTGTTTTGATTTACTAACTTGTGCACCATGTTGGTAGCCTGACGACAAGCAACATCATCAGCTTCATTATCTGGAACAAACTCAAAGTTAATCTCGCCGTTTTGTGCAATGCCTTTACTAATAACACTGGTAGCATAATCTACACATGGTTTAACTACTGGGTGGATATAGTCTATGCCATTTACCGGCTCCGTGGACTGTGTTACCGCTAAATTAAGGTAATGGTAGTCACTGGCTCTGTTTATATTGTTCTTCGTAGCTAGTAAGCGTAAATTAGCCGCACATTTGGCATCCAACAAGCTCTTCATTTTAACAAAGCGAGCCATCTGCCCTTTGTGGTTGTTTAGGTTGCTAATAACGACATTTTTTAGATCAAGCATAGTTTATTATCCGATTCAGTATACATTATTTATTATTGTTAGGCCTTGGGGTTATGCACCTGCTTCCATTCAGGTTTGCTACGTTCTTGAGCCCACTTGTTGGCAGTATACTGATGACGGATGGCTTGGAAACGTTGCTTAGGACTACGCCCATCATAGGGTTCACTAAAGCCATTCAGACATCCCAACAACGCATAGCGAGCTGAGTCAATACAGTCATCGGGATCACTGAAGCGTCCATGTTGATCAACAAAGTAGTTTTGTGCTTCACGCAGAAATTCTACACAATTTTCATTAATATGGAATGTGCCTAACTCCATCATCTGACGCATACGATTAATACCAAAACTTTTATGATTAGTTTTGCGTCCCTGATCATCTGGAGGATTCATAATAGCATCCTGCATCACGTTAAGTTCATAGCTTTCAAACAGTTCTCTAATACTTTGTGCTGACATGGTATATCGTCCCTGCGTATTCGCGTCAGCAGGGAGAACGATAGGAGTGCCAAATACTTCAGGACGCATTAGATGATTAATATAATTTGTAGGATTAGCTTCTTCTGTGCCAGTAACCACTACCTGCCGGTGTAGCCAGCACTCTTGTTCTACAGGATGCCAATACATAAGACTTATTACAGTCTTATCGTTAACCAAGCCAAGATCCAATGCAATAACACGTTCCATGCCGTTAGTGTTACGGAAATCAAAATCGCCAGTTCGATAAGTAGGCCAGTTACGTATTTGGAATACAGCACCTTTGCCCATAACCGGCACACCATTACGACGAGCGTCTCTTTCATGTGGTAAGTAATCTCTTTCTAACTGTTGTCGAGTTGACATTAACAGGAATGGTTCGCCCCAGGGATCATATTCTGGCACATCATCCCAACTAACTCTGATATGCTCGTAACCCGCTTCGTGATTCCAAAATTTGCTTACTAATCCATTAAGACCTTTTAGGGGAGTAAACGAACATAGCACTTGTCCTTGTGTAGTTGCTGTTCGAGTAACAACTTCACTAAAGAAGTCATCGGGTGGTTGTTCATCAAACACAGCTAGGTTTAATTTAAAACCTTGCATCTGACGAACTTCTTGCGTGTAGTTAGCAAACAACAAATAACTCTTGGTGCCCGAGACATGTAGGATTTCAACACCTAAGGCATTAGCACCATCACAACGCATGGTGTCTTGCACTATACATCTTCGTGGAATAGCGCCTGTGCCTAACTGTTCTCGAATTTTAACGTCCTGTGTGCCAAGCAATTCTGCTTGCAATACTCGAGCAACCTGTTCCCAACCTTCACCAGCAACCATAGCTGTTATAGCCCGATCATAGCGTTTGCCCTCCCACCATTCAGGATAGATACCAGTTAGGTGCATAGCGGTTTCATAGCAGGTTGATACTGTTTTACCAATTCGGTTAGCAGCTAGGATACCACGACGGTCACTGGCACCAGTTAGAAAGAATTTCTTTTGATGTTCAAAAGGACGGAAATACTTTAGTTGATTGTATTTCATATCCTCTTGAATAGCCCAGACCATTTCTTGGAACTTGTCCCGAACAGCGGTAGGCATCTGATAAATGTTGTCAACAGTGATATTATACTGTTCGGCAGCATATCTAACAGCATGCCGCATTAGCAATGCTTCATCAATCATCTATGTCAAACACTTGATCAAAATTAGCGTTGTGTGTGGCCCGATACCTGGCCGCTATTCGCTTCTCTGCTATTTCAACATACTTGGGATCCAGTTCAATGCCGGTGTAGTCATAGTCTAACTCTACTGCCGCACAGCCAGTTGATCCAGAACCGTTGAATGGATCCAGCACACGACCACCTGCGGGTGTTACTAACTTGATCAAATACTTCATCAGTTCAATGGGTTTAACAGTAGGGTGGTTGTTGCCTACATTGCCAGGTGATTTGCCATTGGCTTTGCACCACTCAGAGTATTCGTGACTTAGGCCATGAACACGGATGTCGCCTTTATG